AATGGTAATCAAGGTGGACTAGATATTAGAACATCATCTAATAACATTGTGTTATCTGATGGTGATGGAAATCCTAGAATAAACATTGATAGTCAAGGAAGTTTGATGAATAATAATTTAGCTACACCTCACAGTCAAAATACCGTTGGTGGTGCAAAATTATATGGAGCAGGTTCTGGTTCAACTGTACTTGGATTACTTTCTTTAGCAAGATATCAAGGTGAACCATTAATAGTTAATAGAGTAAATAATGATGGCAGACTAATTGGACTTCAAGGACAAGGCGTAGTTAGAGGTGAAATTGCAGTTTCGGGAACGACTATTCAATATACAAGTTATTCTGACCATAGACTTAAAGAAGATGTGCAACAAATTTCAAATGCAACAGATACATTAAAAGAATTAAATCCTGTAAATTTTGCTTGGATAGAAAATGGTGTAAGAATGAATGGTTTCTTAGCACACGAAGTTCAATCTGTTGTACCAGAAGCAGTGACAGGAACACATAATGAAATAGATGCTGATGGCAATCCTGTGTATCAAGGTATTGACCAAAGCAAACTAGTACCTTTATTGGTAGCAACAATTAAAGAACTTGAGGCAAGAATTACTGCCTTAGAAGGAGCATAATATGGAAAACGAAATAACAGCCGAACAAATCGCACAACATTACTCAGCGATGGGTGATAGTGTGGATTTAATCAATGGTATCATTGATGGTTCTCTGATGGCAGATGATACACAAGAAGATAAAAATGATTGTGTTGATAGAAATGTCCGCCACTTAGAGATTATGGTTGCTAAAGATTTCTGGACTGATGAAGATATGACTGATGCAAATTCAGCTATCACTTCTGGTAAAGAATACTTAGCATAATAGTAAAAAAATTTGTATAGTAGTCGTAAACACACCAAGGAGGTGATCAAATGGCCATAACCTATGAATGGAGCTTCCCCAACTTTGAGGTGGACGGCTCGGACAATGTACAAACAGTCCATTGGCGACTGACTGCTACTGACAGCGAAGTTGATGCTGACGGTAACGCTTATACAGCATCCATGTATGGAAGCTGCAACGGTGCAGACATGACGTTTGCTACCATGACGAAACAGAATGCAATTGATTGTGTGATCGAACACGGAGGTCAAAGCGAAGCAGAAATGCAAGCTAATTTAGACAGCCAGATCGCATCATTAAAAGCACCTGCAACAACAAGTAAAACGAAGGAGTTTTAATGTTTACTTTTGACGACAAACAATATGACGAAACCAAGCTCAATCAAGAAGGCAAAGCAGCCTATGCTAATCTTCAATTGATTGTCAACCAAGAGGTTGATATCCAAGTGAAAGCTAATCACTTAGCCGTGCTCAAAGCACACTACACCAACGTTCTCAAAGAACATCTTCCCACTGTTCAAGAAGTGAAAAAAGAAGAGCCGAAGGAAGAGAAGAAGAAAAAGTAAGGTAGAATGGCTAGCGAATTAAAAGTTAACAAGATTACTCCTGAGTCAGGTCTTACCCTGACTTTGGGGGATTCGGGTGATACGATTAATTTCGGTAGTGGCGTCCTCCCTAACTTTGAAAATTTAACCGTCACCGGTGATCTGACGGTTGATACCAATAGTTTAAAAGTTGATTCCACGAATAATTTTGTCGGCATCGGTACAGCTAGCCCTACTGTAGCGTTAGATGTAGTCGGTGCCATTACAGCCACAGGCAATATCACAGGAACACTGGCCACTGCAGCTCAACCTAACATCACTAGTTTAGGAACACTGACAGGACTCACCACCGCAGGTAATATTAACTTAGGTGATAATTATAAAATAAATTTAGGTGCAAGTAATGATCTACAGATTTATCACGATGGAAGTCATAGCATTATAGCGGATGCAGGAACCGGTAATTTAGAATTTCGTGGAACACATTTAGTAGCAAGAAATGGCGGAGATACCGGAAATTATTTTCAAGCTATTGATGGTGCACAGGTAGAATTGTATTATAATGGATCATCTAAAATGTCCACCACATCTACAGGTATTGATGTTACAGGAACAGTAGTTAGTGATGGATTGACTGTTGATGGTGGAGGTTCGTTTACACAAGCTGGTGGTGGTTTGAAAGTGTTCAATAATGGCACTGCTGGTTATAACGCCAACATCTTTTTTGGTATTTCTGACCAAACTGATGGATGGTCAATAGGTCAAGGTATTACTGCCAATGATGGTGTATTTCGTGTGTATGACAATGGTGCTGGTAGAGCAAGAATGGCAGTTACAACAGATGGCGACATATCCTTCTACGAAGATACAGGAACCACGGCTAAATTATTTTGGGATGCAAGTGCAGAATCATTAGGAGTAGGTACAAGTAGTCCTAGTGTAAGGTTACACGTTAAAAAACTTGATGAAGCATTAAGACTTCAGTCCGATACAGTAGATTCAGCACTATATCAAACTTTATATAATTCAGCAGGAACTAGAAGAATGTATCAAGGATATGCAGGTGCTAGTACTTCTAATTATACTTTAAACAACGAAGAAAATGGTGCAATTATATTAGCTACTAACAACGCAGAGAAGATGCGTATAGACAGTTCTGGTAATGTAGGGATTGGTACAAGTTCGCCTAGCCAAAAATTAAGTGTCAATGGTTCAATCTCGGCGAGTAATTATTTTCTTGATGTTCCTGCTGGAACTTATGGGATTCTTTCTGACACATCTATTGAAATGTTTGGGTCAGCGTCATCGCAAATAATGGTGTTTAAAGTAAATGGCAACACAGAACGAATGCGTATCGACAGTTCTGGGAATGTAGGGATTGGTACAAGTAGTCCTAGTTCACCACTTCATATAAAAACTACGGGCGGTGTAAATGCACAATTAAATTTAGAAGCTAGTTCATTTACTCCCGTGATTAGGATGTATTCAGGTGGTGCTTCAATTGTTCCTTCTATAAATTATGGTACTGGTTCAGGAAATCCAAGTTTTAGATTTCAACAAATTACTACTGGAGCAGGGATTGATGGTGCAACTACAGAACGAATGCGTATCGACAGTTCTGGGAATGTAGGGATTGGTACAAGTAGTCCTAGTGCAAAGCTAGATGTAGCTGGTAGCTTAAAAACCACAGGAGTGATAGATTGTGGTTCAGAATTAAATTTAACAGCTACTGGTGGAGTAAACTTTTTTGATTTTTTAGGAACTGCATTATATATAAGAGCAGGTGCTGCGTCTTATGAAACAGCTATTAATGCTTTCCCAAATGGTGCAGTAAATCTTTACTATGACAACTCCAAAAAGTTTGAAACCACATCTGCTGGAGCAACTGTTACAGGAACTTTAACTGCTACTGCTTTCAGTGGTGACGGCTCAGGATTAACAGGGATTAGTGGTGGTAAAGTTCTACAAATACAACAAACTAAACTAACGACAAGTGCATCTCATAACACAAATTCTTACGCTTCTTTTGGTTTAGATGTAAATATAACTCCTACATCAACAAGTAGCACTATTTTATTATTTGTAAACGCCTATGTAAGTAATGATACACAAACAGCAAATAATTATTATGAACTAAGAAGAGGTAGTACAACTATTATTAGTGATACTGTAATTAGAATACCTCAAGAAGGACAATCGGTTTATCGCTTTTACAATTTAGTTTTTAATTGGATTGATAGTCCAGCAACAACTAGTCAAATTCAATATAATGTAAGAATGAGAACCAATGGGGGAACTATGTATGTTAATAGACCCGGCAACCAAGCTGGATTTCCAGATGTAGCAGATTCTGTAATTACAGCCATCGAGATTGGAGTTTAAAAATGAAACACGAAGCGATTAGAGCATTATATCAAAATGTAACAACTATAGTAGGCGATGTAGCTTACAATGCTCAAGGTGAAATTGTTGAGTATGACCAAGAATTGGTTAATACAAAACAAGCCGAACTTCAAGCAGACTATGATGCTAAAGAGTATCAACGCAAAAGAGCATTGGAATATCCCCCTATTGAAGAACAATTAGATATGCAATATTGGGATAAAATAAATGGAACTAACAACTGGGAAACAAAGATCGCTGAAATTAAAGCACTATACCCTAAACCGACTTGAAAAATATAAGAATTAATAGATAATGACATTCTCAGCTGTTTCATTTTCTGAAGCACCGTTTTCCGCAGAAGGAAAAATTAACGTTGAAATCCTTATTACAGGACTTCAAGCGAATACTTCTTTAAATTCCGTTACGATCTCTACAGAACAAATTATTTCTGTTACAGGATTAGAAGCAACTACTACACTATCAGATGAAGTCGTAGTCGGAAACGCTGTTGTTATTGAAACGGGTGAAGAAGCGACTGTTTCATTAGGAAACGAAACAGTAATTGGAAATGCTAATATTTCTATTACAGGAATAGAAGCAACTACTACTCTTTCAGATGAAATTGTAGTCGGAAATGCTGTCGTTATCGAAGAAGGTGTTGAAGCGACAGGAAACGTTTCTAGCGTCACGATTGCTATTAATCAAGAAATACCAATTACTGGATTTGAACTTCAAAGCGTACTTTCAGATGAAGTCGTAGTCGGAAATGCTGTAATTGTAATTACGACAGGTGTTCAAGGAAATAGTCAATTAGGAAATGTAATAGTTTCAGCTAGTGCGAATACAGCGGTTACGGGTGAAGAATTAACGACAGCTTTAAGTGAAGTTGAAGTATCAACAGATCAAATTTTACTTGTAACGGGTCAAGAATTAACATTATCTTTAAATAATGTCGTTGTTTCTGGTAGTGCGATTGTTACTGCGACAGGAAACGAACTACAGTTAATTCAAGGAAATGTTTCTGTTTCAACTGAACAAATTCTTCCAATTTCTGGATTTTCTGCTAATATAAATCTAGGTTCACCTAATTTCTGGCAACCAATACCGGGTGCTAATAATTCGTGGACAGAAGTAGATACATCTTCGACTAGTACTTGGGCGAATGTAGATACTTCAAGTACAAACACATGGACGAAGGTAGCGGCATAAAATGGCATCAACTTATTCAGATCGATTAAAATTAGAACTTATGGAAGCTGGCGCAAACGCTGGTATTTGGGGAAATAATACAAATGATAATCTTCAAGTTATTGACGCCGCTGTAGGAGGTTATCTTACTAAAAATGTTTCTGGTAGCACGAACGTTACTTTAAGTCAAGCGAATCGAGACCCTGATGTTGAAACGACTAATGAAGCTGCCAATAAAGTTATTGAATTTACAGGAACGCTAACAGGGAATATTTATGTCTACGTTCCTGCTGTAGAAAAAGAATACATCTTTCATAATAATACTTCCGGTAGTTATACTTTAACTGTCGCCCCTACAGGTCATACAGCAAATGGAGTTGCAGTAAGTCAAGGTGCGCATACGATTATGTATAATAAAAACGGAAACGAAATGGTCGATCTTTTCGCTAATTCGTTAGGAACGTTAAGTGCTGATACAATTAATGCGACTACTTATACAGGTGATGGATCATCTTTAACGGGGATTCAACCGTTTGCTTCTGGAACGAAAATGTTATTTCAACAAACATCAGCTCCAACTGGTTGGACGAAAGATACAACACATAATAATAAAGCGTTACGTGTCGTGACAGGAGCAGCAAGTTCGGGTGGTAGTAATACTTTTTCAGGAGCGTTTAATACAAATCAAACTGTAAGCGGTACATCAGGAGGTAGTTCCGTAACTATTACAGGGAGTGTTGGAGATACTACTCTAACGTTAAGCCAAATACCTTCACATAGACACTTAGAAGGAGGTCATGTGGAATTTGGTACAGGTGATAGTGTTAGTGCAGGAACGAGAAATACAGGAAACGATGGCGGTGCGAGAAGATATTACACTGAGTATCAAGGAGGTGGAGGATCTCATACTCACACTGTAGGAACATTAGCAGGTAGTTCTCACACGCACACATTCAGTGATAATTTTAATTTAGACGTTCAATATGTCGATTTAATTATCGCTTCGAAAGATTAACCTTGAAACTTGAAGTTAAAGATAACTGTCCTCTTAATAACTTTAAACCTTGCAAAAAATTTGATTGTGCTTGGTTTATTCAAATAAAAGGAACGCATCCTCAAACAGGAGCAGAAGTAGATGAGTACGGTTGTGCGATGGCCATGATGCCTTTACTTATGATTGAAAATTCTCGACAAACAAACCAAGCAGGGGCCGCTATTGAAAGCTTTCGAAATGAAATGGTAAAAGCTAATTTAGTAACAACTGCTAGATTATTAAATAAGAAAGATGCTGAATAAAGTTCAATTTAGACCTGGAATCGATAAAGAAAACACGGAATATGGTGCGGAAGGAAATTGGGTAGATTGTGATAAAGTTCGTTTTCGATTTGGACTTCCTCAAAAAATAGGAGGTTGGCTTCGTATCGCAGGTTCAGCGATGGTCGGAGCTGTTCGAGGAATTAAAGCATGGTTTGATTTAGACGGAAATCGATATATCGGACTTGGCACAAATAAAAAAGTTTACGTTTTTAACGGTGGAAATCTTTACGATATTACTCCTATTCGTCAATCTAATACGTCTTTAACAAGTTTATTTACATCTACGAATGGTAGTTCAAATGTTACAGTTAATATTAATAGTCATGGAGCGGGTCCAGGTGATTTTGTTATCTTTGATAATATATCAGGACTAACGGCAAGTACTTCCTATACTGTCTCTGATTTTGAAACAGGTGAATTTGAAGTTCAAGATGTTGCTAACGGAGATGCTTTTTATATTGAAATGCCGTCTGCAGAATCAGGTGTAGGTATTACAACTACAGGAAGTGGAGATGCGGAATTTGAAGAAACAGTAGAACCTGATGTTCAAACTATCGGGTATGGTTGGGGAACTTATACTTGGGGATCGGAAGCATGGGGAACTGCTCGTTCCGTTTCTAACGTTACGCTTGATATGGGAATGTGGAGTTTTGATAATGCGGGTGAAGATTTATATGGTTGGAAAAAGAATGGCGGAACTTACATTTGGGATACTTCCGCAGGGTTAGATAATAATAGAATGACTCAAGTTACGAATGCTCCTACCGCTTCAACTACAGGGTTAGTTTCTACTCCTGATCGTCATTTAATTTGTTTTGGAACGGAATTAACGATAGGAACTCCGAGTACTCAAGATACGATGTTTATTCGCTGGTCGGATCAAGAAAACTTTACTCAATGGACTCCTACAACAACAAATACAGCGGGCTCTCAAAGATTAGGTGAAGGTAGTAAAATTATATCTGCGAAGAAAACTAGAAATGAAATCTTAGTATGGACTGATTTAGGACTTCATAGTATGCAGTTTATCGGACCTCCCTTTACTTTCGGCTTTCGATTATTAGGAACAGATTGTGGAGCTGTGGGTATGAATTCTACAGTAGTTGTTAATGATACAGCCTATTGGATGTCGGAAGGTCGATTTATGGTCTATCGAGGTTCAATTCAAGAACTTCCTTGTAGTGTTAAATCGTATGTATTTAACGATATTAATACAGCTCAAAATCCTCAAGTATATGCGGGTGAGAATAACGAATTTAATGAAGTTATCTGGTTTTATTGTTCAGCGAATTCAAGTCAAGTAGATCGATATGTTATTTATAATTACCAAGAAAATGTATGGTATATCGGAACTATGAATCGTAGTACCTGGATTGATCAGGGAGTATTTTCTATTCCACAAGCTACGGAATATTACGATAATTCTACGGAGGCGACTACTCAAACGCTAAACGGAGTATCACCTGGTCGTAGTTTTATTTATGAACATGAAACAGGGACAACTAAAAATGGTGCAATTATGGAATCATATATTACTAGTGGAGATGTAGATATTGCAGACGGAGATCAATTCATGTTTATTCGAGGATATATTCCTGATTTTAAAAACTTACAGGGAACAGTTAAAATGAATTTATTATCAAGAGAATTTCCTGCTGATACTCAAACGGAATCAGGAGTAATTGATATTACTTCTAGTACGAGAGATGTAAATACGAGAGCGAGAGGAAGGCAAATTGCAGTAAAAATATTAAGTGATTCTAGTGTAGATGATAATTGGAGATTTGGAACTTTACGTGTTGATGCTCGACCCGATGGTAAACGATAATGACATTTAAAAGACCTCCTACGATTCCTTTAAGTCGAAATAAAGACGATATAAACGAGATATATAATCGAGCGGTTACTGACTTAGAACAGTATTTATTAGAGATTACTCAGCCCGCCGGTACAGGTTTTAGTACTGATAATGTTACAACAACTAAAACGATTGATCCTACGACAGCAACTTTAGGAGATGTAGCTAACGTTGTTGCAACACTTATAGATGCTTTAAAATCGAAAGGATTACTTGATTAACTATCGCAAAGCGACTTTAGACGATGTACGACCAATTAGAAACTTACTTCTTAATTGGCTAAAAGAATCGCCTTTAAACTTAGGAAAGCCTAATACAGGAAAAGGAGATGCATATATACATGATA